GCTTGTCCCCGATAGAGTTTGAACGGCAGTACGCACTAAACGGCTGAAGAGTGTCTACAAAAGACTGGGCGATTCAGCTCGCCCATCAACGTAGACCACAAAGCTAGAGGCCTCTTGGAAATCTCGAATTGATCGCTGCTTCTCATCGAAGTCATCGTAATAGCGGACCATCGGCGGCAACACAGGGAGGTGATCCACTATCGAGGAAGCTTTACGATCAGCTGCCGAACGCGTACTCGTCCTGTTCATCACGCTTCTCTCCTAAAGAGAGGGGCTCTAAGGTATCGCCCTCAACACCGCCAACCTTTCATCCAACGAATCATTCCATACAGTCGACAGGCGATCCTCGAATACCGCTCCGGCGTACCGTATGGGCATTTGGGACTCTCTGGACCAGCCGAAGAAGGATCTTAATTTTTGTAGCGCCTCCTCCATGGAGTCACCTTGTCTCAGTAGCTGGTTGAGTCTCACCACAGCACAGGTATGTCGCAGGTCGTGCGGCGTTACAGTCGAACGCCCGTTTCTATCGACCAGCTCCTTGATAGTTCTCGGGGGAAGGTTGGCAGAGATCTTTGCGAAGATCTTTGTTATAGACTCCGTGGACAAAGGAGTGTTTTGCTGTGTGTTTAAAAGGAAAGGGTGGTCAGGCTTCCCCCGGTAGTTTTCAACGTAAGACTGGACGACTCCAGCAGTCGCCGCGCTCACTGGCAATTGGCGAATTGCGTTGGAAGACTTGATGCTTGGGCGAGAGTAGCGTGAGTCAAGTTCATCATCTGCGTACTGGCTGAGTGAGACATTCAACCAGTGCCGAGTCCGCTGTTGACGTTCGTCGAACGCACTATTGATCACATCAGCCGATAAGAGCATCAACTCGCCGCGGCGAAGCCCTTGATGAAGCATCAGCATGAATGCCAGGAAGGCTAGCCATCGCCCACGCTGCCTTGAGAATGGGTTGATCCGGGACTCAGGGTCAAGCATCTCGTACAGGGCTTCGATCACGGCAGCGGGGAGGGATCGAATTCGGCTTGTCTGCCTTCCTTTCCGAACATGTAGCTGGCCGTAGAGCGTGGTCAGTCGATGAAGCTGCCCGTCGATGCGTCGAAGACTTTCGATGGGTAGGCTTGCCTTAGAAAGCCAAGTCACGACCGTCGTCACAAACACCAATCCGGTCCTCCACCGCGCTTCATCAGCTGATGTCGGTTCAGCTCGATTCCGGATGGATATGAACCAAGATTCCAGTATTTCAGCGAGCCGAACCTCGTCGAGGTCAGCAATCGCGTCGTCCAAAGAGCACGCTCCAAATAGCCGATCCGCGTGGCAATAGAGGCTCTCCACGAATCTAAGCCGCTTGATCTGCGTCGACACAGCTGCTCCAGATCCGGACATTGACGCCCAGACGGTAGCCCAATAGCGCGGCAAGTTGTAGCGACTATCAACGATCAAAGGTCCGCGCAGAGAGCTCGGAACTTGGGTGTCAGTCAACTGTCTCAGCACGAGCTCGTCCTGGGAGGGCAACGTCATTTGTACTATTTGTCAGATTGCTGTTGCAGTCAAACCTCGACAAGATCCCGGAAGACGCAACACCCCCATAAGTACCACTTTTTCGCATAATGTATATTATGTTCTCAATGGGGAGGCACAGACCTTGCCGAATCCTGCACACCGCAGCTTCCCCGCTGCGCGTCTGACAAGGAGCCACAATGAAGAACAGGAAGTTGACCGGCCCGTGGGCCGGTTTTTCGTTTGAGAACCACGCTTTGGTGACGCCCGAAGGTCGCCGCCTTCTGCCTGAAGATCTGGCTTGGTTGAGCCTAACTGCGCAACTTGCGCAGGAATATCGCCGGTTGCTGGACGACGAACGTCAGCGACGGGCTTTGCCCGGAACCATCCCGGCATACATGCGTGGCGCTGGAAAAGGCGTCAACGGGAGGAAGGTCGTGCACCGAGCGGATCCTTGCCCGGTCATCCCATTGCTACCGGCGCTGAAACGATCTGCACGCACGTGAGGCGTTATCCGTAGGGGCTATCCGCCCCTACACCCGGATTATTTGCATGCGTTATGGACGATGTTGTCCATCGTGCTGGAGGTTGAAAACGAGCGCCGGAGACCGGCAGCGTTGTAGACCGCAGCTCGCTGCCTGCGCGCACTTTCGCAAGCATCACTAGTGGTCCTGATGCTCGCCCCAGTCGCACGGCTAGCGCCAGACCCACCCACGGAAGCCACAGCAGGTCTTTGCGCTGCCCGACGTTGTGCCACTTCACGCTCCATCTGAGCCAAGCGGGCACGTAGATACGGGTTGTCCTGATCAGGCACTGCATCCCATGCCTTCACAGCCAGACCGGGGCAAGGCCGCGACTGGTAGGAAATCGGCTTACCCGGCTCAACGCACTTGTAGACCTGCTGCGCGGACGCTGCACCAGCAAACGACAGCACCGACAACATGAGAATTCCCCTGTACATCCCCTGCTCCCTGCTGGACATGAGCGGCAATGATACAGGGGGGAAAGTCGCTGCGTTTCGTGACGAGTCACGAAAATGCCGCGAGTAACCCAATGTGTGCGACGTAATAGCCATAGAACGCCCAACGTGTCCTGGGCACGTACAGATCCACCTGACCCAGCGCCATTACCGGCAGCGCCAGTAGCGCCCACACGTTGCCGTTGAAGAAGCACAGCGGCACGAACGCCGCAGCGCCCAGCCAGAAATGGCTATCCACGCGCTTGGTGGCGAACAGCCACCACCATACGACCACCAACACGATCCCTGACCACTGGTAGTCAACCAGCAGCGGCACCGGTACGAACAAGAGGCCCAGCAGCCACCAGCGGCGATTCTGGGCGCACAGGACACACGCGGCGGCCAGCGCGAAGCTCAGCAGCACGTTGACCGGCAGAAGGACACCAAAGGCCCACGCGTACACCGGTTGAGCCACAACGCCCCAAACGAACAAGCGCTTGACCGACTTTGCCACGTCCGCACCTGGCTGCGCCAAGTTGTATGCCATGACCAATGCGAACACCGGGAACGCTAAACGGCCAAGCTCGGATACCACCGGGACGTAGCCCGCATGAAAGAGCTTCACCGCGTGATCGCCGGTCATCAGCACCACTGCAACCCATTTCAACAATTCCCGTCCGCTGCTGGTCATAGCTGGTAATCGGTCGATGGCACTTTCGTTGGTGTGTGATATGCAGGCGACTCAGGGAAAGTCCCAAGTGACTGCCTGCCACGGCTGATCGAAGTCATCGAAGACCTATCGGACACGGCCTCCCTGCCCCGCTCCAACTGCGTAGGGCCGTCAACGAACCGATCATCGCGCTCATCCCTATACGGCTCGTATTGGCCCCGCCGTGCGACGTGCCGACAAATCTGTTCATCCACGTAGTAGCTCGTGCCCTGCTCCGTCAGGCAGGTGCACGTTGGCTGCACATACTTGCCCTGGGCATCATTGCCACCGAGCGATGCCATACAAAACAACCGCGGTGCCTCAGTCGGCAGCGTCAGGGAATCATCGTATGCAGGCGCACTCCACGGCTCCGAAGGGACGCGAGGCAGGAAGCGGCGGGCATACTCGGCAGCGGTAACAGGCTTGCCAACGCTGGCCCCGCCGCTGGCCGTCGCTACCGCTCCGTCCCGCGACGAAGCCGCATTGGCTGCGTTTACGCTGGCGTTGACGTCCTCGCCCCCTAGACGCTTTCCCATGGACCCGAACGTGTAATACATCAGGAACAGGCCCAACGCTGCGGCAATAGGCAGCGCTATGTAGTACCACGGAATTTTGCGCTCTGTGGTGTCCAGCTCGGTGGACTTGTACGTACCCATTGGGCGCTTAGGCAGCTTCTTACGCTTGACCACTAACGGCGTGGCTTTCTCTGCCTGAGCTTCAAACCTATCGAACTCACGTAGGTGCACGAACTGTGTGCCAAAGCGACGCCGAACATGGATATGCCACTCGATCAGGTCATGCACAAACTGATCGCACTGCTTGTCCGGCGACTGGCTCACGAAGATGAAATCAATACCACGATGCCGATGCTTCGCAAGCTGCTCAACATGATGCGGCACCTTTGAACCGGGCGGCCGCTTGGGCAGCATCCCATGCTCGTATGCCTCATCAACCAGCGCCACAGCGCCGTCCGGAAGGAAAGTAGGCCAATCCCGGAACTGCTCTGGCGTCATCTCCAGAACACCGGTTTTTGCATAGTCGAACTCGCGGATATTGCACGCGTAGACAATGCGCCCCTGATCCTTGAACTCCAACAGCCGCTCAATGGCGTGTAGCGTCTTGCCGTGTCCTGGCTGACCGGTGAACCAATAGATCATGACTGCCCCCCTGTGAGCGAATCCGCCACAGTCTTAGGAACGATGAAGGTTTTCCACGTCAAGCGAACAGTCAGCGCGGACAGCACCATAGAAATGGCTTGCCCAACACCAAGGTAGCCCAGCAGCTGCGCAGCAGGCCCAGACAGGCCGCTCATGTGTTGAGTAACGAACGCTTGCAGGTTGGGCAAAATCTGATCCCACGTGACGATGGTTAGACCAAACGTTGCGAGCGCTTGGGACACGATGCCGTGCGCAGCGCCTTTAACCTTTTCAAGCAGATGCGTAACCGCGTCTTTAATCCAATCGGCAACCATTCCCATATCAGAACCCCCAACCCATCAAAATTTTCAGCGCGGTGTAAGCGCCGAAGATCAGAATCAACGCACGCAATATCGCCATGGCTTGACACCAATACGGAAAATCGCCACCGCTGATCGCCTGCCCCATCAGCTGAAAGCTCGGGGGCTCAGGACACGAACCGCCACCAAAAATGTTGTCTTCCTTGATGACGGAAGTAGAGAAACGAGCACCAAACTTGGTAACGCTAGGCGTCTCCGAACTGTCGGTTGAGAGCCGCCCCTCCAATGCATCAGCCACGCCATTCTTGTTGGCGTCAGTACCATCGGCACCTTCTTCGCTGGTTCCTTTGTTCGCCAGCCTTTCAAGCGCGCAAGCGGACTTCCACTGCTGCATAAGCTGCGCATATTCCATCGCATCGCAACCCTTGCCGGTGCAGACCGGCGTAGCGCTACAGGTGCCGCCGCTCAGCTTGGCGCTCTTGCGCGTATTACAGTCAATGCGCCACTGAATTTTCACCTGCAAACAAGCAATCGCGCTGCCGGAACATGAAGGGGGCGCATCGCAACTATCTCCGCCCGAGGCACTCTCTTTCTCGGGGTCATTGCTCGGATCATCGTCATCCTCATCGGCCTTACCATCACCGTCCGAATCCTTGCCGCACGTTCCGTTGGCGCGCTTTGCCTCACCAGCAGCGCATTGCCCATCGCCGGGCAAGCAAACGCCTGCAGGAGACTTCACATTTCCCGCCGGGCAATCGTCTTTTTCTTTCTCGCAAACACCGGATGCGTTCATTGCCTGACCGCTCTCACATCCATTGACGCAAACACCCGTCACAGCATCTTTCACTTGATTAGCGGCACATTCTTCCGGCTGCGGCTGACACATAGACATGCCGTAGTTCATTGAGTAGCCAGCGCCATTCTTGGAACAGTCGTTGGGCAGCACGTTGCAGTGCGATGAGGCCCCGCCCACATACGTTTTTGTGTACGTGCCCTCGCTACCCGTCGAATGAATCATGGCCTCGCAGCCGTTAAAACAGCCCACCGAACCATTCAAGACCATGTTCCGATAGCTGACAGTTTCAACAGGCCTACTGCTGCACGTACTCTGACAGGCGCCCCGAAGTTGATTGAACTCTTGGCCCGAAGGGCATTGCGGCAACTCAGGATACGTACGAGCGGCCCACGGCATGTAACCGCCATTTGCATTCGCATAGGCATAAACAATGCAGCTACCGCCGGTGCACCCTGAGTAAGAAAAGCTTGAGAACGTTCCGCCTCCATAATGGGCGACCGCTTTAGCCTCAACAGCCGCGCGCGCGCCCTGCTCAGCGGTGGACTTGCTGCCACAAGCCTCAATGCTTACATACTTACTCGCGTCCAAGCAGTTGGGATAAGACTGCGCCCTGGCACCGCCAATACCCAGCCACGCGAATAACAAGGCCACCGCCACGTAAGCGACGCGACGTGCAACAGCACTTACGAAGATCCGTCTGAGGTTCATCACATGCCCTCGAACGCAAGCCAGCAAGCGCCGCAGAAGGCAACAATCACGAAGTAACCCATACCCCCTCCCTAAAAAGAAAAAGGGGCGACCATGACGGTGCGCCCCTCCCAATCCCCTGCCCCGCCGATCAGCGGGCCTTCTTGACGTAACCCCACAGGATGATCGCGCCGAGGATCACAGCGGCAGCAGCGACCACCAGCATCACATCTGCCTTACCACCGGACAGCTCACCGGCGATGGCAGCACCCGGCGATGCACCGCTGGCGAACGCAACGCCGGAAGCCATCAGGGCCGAGGCACCGGCAGCGACCTTGCCACCGGTGGTGGCAGCGAAACGACGTGCAGCATTGACAACGTTCTTCATAAACACCTCTTGGGTTAGAGCCCCTACGTACGCGCCGCGCGGAATACGAGACGCGCTTTCAAGCCGACAGCCCAAACGCCAACAATGGCGGCGGCCACCAAGCTCCCATCAGCCAAGTCCAGGGGCGGAAGAATTGGCTGGTGGTACGGCATCCAGACCGGAACCGCGCACACGCCATCCGGCTGCACGTTCACGGGCGCACAACCAACGACGTAGAGAGATTCCGGCTGGTCAGACATGGGTTAGCCCTTCGCCGGGGACGGAGCGTGCGGCTTGACGCCCAGCGGCACCAAGTCCACATAACGCTTGAGCGTCAGGTCACCGAAGTTGCCCAGGGCGAAGCTCTTGGGATCAATGTCGTACTCACCAGCCGGGTAAGCCGGACGCTGGCCGAGGCCAACACGGAACGGCAATTCGAAGCCGTTGCCCAGATCGAGGCCGACCATCTGGGAACGCATGATGCTGTTGGTCTTGGGGTTGTGCTGTTCTTCGACAGCGGCGGACTTCACGCGGCAAATTGGCATAGTTCTTCTCTCACATAGCGATGGAGTGGCTCACCCTTGGCAATGCCGCGAAATCTCCCCGGGTGGCCATCACGGAGAACGCGGGCCTCGACGAAGTCCGACCAGCTATCGCCGAACGCTTCGCGGAGGACATTGAGCATTGGTCCCGCCTGACGGTTCAGCCATGCAACAGCTGCCTCAGCGGAACACTCGACCTGCTTGCGAATCGTTTTGAGGCGGGTGCAGATGCCTTCGATCAATTCGCTGATCACGCCATACGACCCGCGCAGGAATGCGGCCGGGGTCAGCAGTACGTCATGGGAAACTTCCACGTGCTTGCCGTAGAGGCGCACTTCGCAGCGTGTCCAGGGCGATGAAGGAAGCCCCATCTGCTTGCCCTTCTCGTACACGCACAGTTCTTTGTGGCCCTTCCCACCGACATAGAGCGTGCAGCCCGTGCCGTGGCCTTCATCGCTCATGAAGCGGTGGCGTGGGGGACAACCGCCCTCGCAGAAGTCACCGGCAGCTGCGCGCTCACGAAGCGCATGCACATTGATGCGCTCGCCTTCGTAGTCATCATGGGCAACGTCCACGCGGCTGATTTTGGCTTTCAGCACGCCCAGCTGCCGGTGCACCACCTCCCAGCGGGTAACCCACTTGCAACCGGCACCGGAAAGGCTGATGCAGATGGTTTCCTTGTTGCCGCCCAAGCCCACATGGCCAACAAGCTCGCCCTCACGATCAACCAGCACGGCACTCAACGGGTAGAAGTTCCACTGCTTTTTGCGGATAGCTCCGGCGCGGACTTCGCCGCGAAAACCGAAGATCCGGTAAAGCAACAAATCCAGCTGCGTGCAGCGCACTTCGTCGGCAGCTTCAAACGGAAAAACGATGGTCAAAAAGTCGATGATGGCTCCCTGTTCCTGAGCGACCGACTTTTGGCCCGTGTTACTCCCCGGGCCAATTTCCGCGACCTGAACCTTTTGACCAGTCGCCGCTGGGGAAAAGCTGTAGCGCGACGACAGACGCAGCGTATCGCCACGCTGCGAGGCAGGCGGCAGCATGGCAATCGCCATGCGATCAATGGAAGGGCCGCAGCCGTAGGAGCGAGCCCGCTTGCCATTCACGGCACAGTCGAACGCAGGCGCTACACCAGCGACGGCCGCGATATCGGAATCAAGGGTGTACAGGTCAGCCACGGCGCACCCACCGGATCCAGTGGAAACAACCGAACAGCGCCAAAGGAACAAGGAAGATCACCGACCCACCTCCCCGCGTGCCTGGGCGACAAGGCGAGCAGCGCGGTACGCGGAATCGACACGCGCAGCACGACGATCAAGGATCCAGTGGACAAGACGCAGGACACCCCACGTCCAGCAGGCCAGCGCCACAAGCGCCAAGAACCCCATCGCGATGACCATTGACTACTCCCCTCCCCCTACGCCCTAGAAGCCCGCTCCCGGCTCTAGGGGGAGGCCGGGGCGGGGGTGTCCAATACCGTTGGATACCGGAGCGCATACAATCACATTGGACACGACATATCAAACGGGATTGGACATGAGCGCGATTGACGATCTGATTGACCTGGCTCGCAGCAAGTGCGACAGACCAAGCGACCGGGCATTAGCCGAGCGTATGAAGCTCTCCCCGAACTCCATTTCGGTGTGGCGGAAAGGCGGAAAAATTACGGATGAGCACTTGGCTGCATTGATCGAATTGTCAAATTCTGATCCGTCAGCAGCTTTGAAAGTGCGGGCCGAACAGGCCTCATCAAAGGCGGAAATTCGCCTTTGGAATCATATGCTTACGCGCCTTGCATCGGCGGCAATGCTCGGTGTTATGTATATTATGTAAAAAGCCATATCGCCAGCTTTCAGTGTTCTTATCCCGGAATCCCGACCCCTAAGCTGCCTGGTACTTGCTGATTCAGCTCTCCACCTCCCAGCTACAATCCACTCGGGACGAAATCTGGGGAGTTTCATGGAACGAAAACGACAGGAACCCACGCTTGGCAGATCTGATCCAGGTGACTTGGAGTTCCGGCCTCGGCGGCGGCACGACTGGCATAGCCAAGGAAGTCCCCACGCCACCAATGACTCCCTTCAGTTCTGGTCGCGCGCAATCATCCTGGCCGTCGTAGCCATTGTTGTCGCCATGGGGCTCATCGAGTGGAACGCTCGTCGTCAAATTGCGGCGTTGGAGCGCGCAATGACAATGACGCCCCAACAGAAAGCAAGCTTTGACGCTGAGATCAGGCGTTCGGCCTTGGAGGAAGCAAAGGTGCTTGAGGAAGTCCGCAGGCACGTGCTTTCGGAGCCGCAGAACGTGTGGCCGTCGGTTGAGCCCTTGCGATCTGGCCAGCGCTGCATCCAGGGCCGGCGCTTTGAGCGTATTGAAGGCGGATGGCGAGATCTTCCGAAGTCGCCCTGTTAATTAAGTGACTCATCACCTAATTAATTCAAGCAGCCGTGCTCCCGGCTGATCAGGCGGACAAAAGAGGCTTCACTACGACATTTCCTCTGCGCCATTGGGGCCGCGCTTGTTGCGTAGATCTTTTATTTTGTGACTAATCACTTTATTTATGCCGAATGAGCGTCAACGATCGCACTGTCGTCACTTGCTGCGCCTGACAGACTTCTATCCCTCAACAAGCCTTCCGCGCCCGATTTGGATGTTGCCTTCATCGTCGATCCAATTGAACTGAACCAGGGTTTCATCGAGCAGGCATGCGGGAATTGAAGCCCCGATCCGCGCGGTTGCCAGCGGCGCGATCATGCCCTCGCCCTCTACGTTCATGGCCTCTCGGCCACAAACGACAAGTCCTGCAAGCGTGATATGGAACGACGAAGCGTTGGTTGCAAACAACTGCCCATGCTTGAGTTGGAATGCGAGTCTCGCAGTTGCTTTTTCAACGCCGGTTTTGAGTGCTGCCGGGCGATAGAACACTTTCATCTGCGTTCGCATGGTCATCGTGAGACGGGTTGAACCGGGCGCCTCGCCGGCCAGCCGATCCGGTGGAATCTCCAGCAGGTTCAACCAATAGAGCGACTCGCGATCATTGCTGGGCGCGGGTCCCACATAGAGCAGACGCAGGCTTTGACGTTGTCCGGCAGCCAGTTGAAACATTGCAGGTAGCGGGATGATCGGTGCATCTGCTTCGTCGGGCCCGCCATTGGGTGAGCCATCATCCACCCAGGCCTGCACCATCACCGGGTAGTCGTTCTGATTGGCCAGCACCAGCGATACCTCACGCTGCCCCTGATGAACGATCACCCGTGTGCGCTCGGCCGTCACCCCGGCAAGCGCGGGCTCACAGACAAGCAGCAGCGAAGCGGCCAGCAGGCGCAGGATTGACATCACTGCACCCTGATGATGATCTGTGCGGTTGCCTGCACACGGCCAGCCGTGACCTCCGGCTGGGTGCCTTCAGACAGTTTTTCGATGCGCGCGGTGAAGGTTTCATCGTACTCGGTGACGCCGTCGACGCTGCCGCCAATGTGGGTAGCAGCCCCAACAACCGGGTACCAACCCTGGGCCTGTGCGTTGATTCCGCCGGCAGAGTTTTCATTCACCAGCAGGTTCATCACCTGCCCATCGCGTAACAGGCGTATCCCTACCCCCTTGGCCATGCCGGCCTCGCTATAGCGATCAGATACCAGATAGGACAGTCCGCCGCTCGCGTTAGCCAGGCCCAATGCATTGGCTGCTGCGGCCGCACCGGGTGACACCTTGATACCCAGCGCCGTGCCGTTGCTGGCGGTGCCGTTGGTGAACCCACTCTGGCATTTGAAACTCACCTGGAAAGGCACCTCGTGGCTGCCGCCTGCATTGATCTCGCTGATGGAAAGCCTTGGGAAAGTAACCTGCGGGGTCACGTTGAGCACAGCACAGGTGGGATAACGCTTGAGTGTCACCCCGTTATAGAGCCCTATCGCACCGGGCCAGTTGTAGTGCCAACCCGCGTAGTTGGCATTGTGCGACTTCCCTACCTCGGGATACACCAACCCGGGACCCTTGATTGCGATGTACGCCGCAGGCTGGGTGTAGCTATAGAGCCGCGACGGCGTAGCCGCGTAGTAGTAGGTCGATTCCAGGGGCGCGCTGAACAACTCTGATCGAACCGTGCTCAGGTTCTTGGCTTTGACCAGCCGGTAGCCGCGGGAGTCCACGTCCAGGCCTTCCAGCAGGCGTTCGGCCCATACGTCGGTGAAATACTGCCCGGTTTCCATATGGGTCAGACGCAGCAGCACGTTCCGCCATGCTGTCCGGTAGGCGGCCTGCAGACCGATCGAATTGCCCACGGCATCGCCGCCGTTGTACCAACCGCTGTACAGGTTGTCCGCGTTGGTGGAAAACATCTCGTACACCGGGTCTTCCGACGCACAGCGGAAGAACACGCGTTCCGGGTCGTAGCCACCGGTGACGCCGTATACCGTGGCAGGCGCAACTGCACTGGCAAGCAGGGTCGGATAGGGCTGGAACGCCGGATCGCTGACGTTGACTACGCTGGGCAGCCCCAACGAGCCATTGCAGGTATCACAGGCGCCAGCCCAGGACGAAGCACTGCCCTCCCCTGGCCGGATTGCTGTCTGTGAGGTGGTCGTGGCGGTGCCAACACTGACCACCTTGTAACAGGTTGCCCATGCAGCGGGAGCAACGGCCAGAAGAACGAACGACAGCAGGCGAAGATAGCGTGTCATGGCGTTTGCACCTGGAAAGCGGGGAGGTCCTGGCAGATGGCCTCGACGATGGTGGGCGTCGCAACGTCGCTATAAGGCTGCGTCCCCAGGTCATAGGACACCGTGCAGCTGCCATCTGCCGCGTCAGCCCAGCGTACGGACAGCTGCCCGGCCGTTCTTTGGGAACGTGCGTAGATCAAACCTGCCTGCCCGACCATACCGATCGTCGCGCCAGCTTCGTTGTTGACGCTCGCTCCCAGTGGCACCACCTTGCCATTGCTGCGGCGGGCGCGCAGGATCAATGGTGTGCCTTTCATGGTCTCGAACGCCACCCACAATGCGGCTCCCGCTGACGGCACCAACGTGCGTTCGGTCTCCAGCAGTTCTGCATCGGCGGTCATGTCCTGCGGGTCCAGACCGATGCGATTGAGCCGATAGGGCGACAGCGAAGGCACCAGCGCGTAGCCGTTGCGGTTGATGCGGGCGCCCTGCCCTCCCCTGACACGTGATCCATGCGCGCCGTCGGCCTTCACCAAGGCGAACGTGTCGCCCACGTAGGGGCCAGCGGTCACACCATTGCCGTGCA